AGCCGATTCAGCAGCCGATTCAGCAGCCGATTCAGCAGCCGGCACAGAACTGGGGCCAGCCGCAGCAGATGCCACAGTCGGTACAGCAGCCTGTGCAGCAGCCTGTGCAGCAACCGCCGGTCCAGAACTGGGGGCAGCCGCAGCAGATGCCGCAACCGGTGCAGCAGATGCCGCAGCAGCAACCGGCTCAGGACTGGGGCCAGCCGCAGCAACCGACTCAGGACTGGGGTCAGCCGCAGCAGATGCCGCAGCAACCGGTACAGCAGCCTGCACAGCAGCCGGCTCAGGACTGGGGCCAGTCGCAGCAACCGGCACAGCAGTCCGCCCCGGCGGGCGTACGTGAGCGGGGCAAGCCGGCTCCGGGCCGCACTCGCCGCACCAAGGCCGAGATCGAGGAGGACCGGCTGGCAGACGAGCGTGACGCGGCAGCGCAGGGGCAACCGGCGCAGCAGCCTGCACAGCAACCGGCTCAGGAATGGGGCCAGCCGCAGCAGCCTGCACAGCAGCCGCAACAGCTGCCGCCGATGGACGCCGCCAACCCGTGGGGCAATGGACAGGCTCAGCCGGTGGCGGGCGTCGGAGCTCCGAACCAACCGGGCGTGGTGACTGGTGATATTGCCAGTGCGTTCCAAGGCTGGGACGACGTCGTCCAGCAGTAAAACCACAGGGGCGCTTCGGCGCCCCGACTTTTCGAGGGTACGATGATGCTTAACAAAGAAGAATTTTCCGCCTTCCTGATGCTGTTGCTGGCCTTCGTGAAGGCCAACGGGTTCTCCGCAGCCACGGCTGCACGGGTGCTGGGTGGCAGCCACCAGACGATGGCCCGGTGGCTCAGTCAGGCCCGCCGCCTTTCGGCTGGGCAGGAGCCGACAATCACCGCGTACAGCTTCATGGTGGAACCGATTGTGGACAAGCTGAACAAACTCAACGAACTGGACAACCAGCGCCAGCTGTACACAGCTATCTCCCGCGAGCCGCTGCAGACCAAACTGGAAATCCTCCACGGGGCGTTGGACGGCAGGTCGTTCTGATAGACTCGGGTCGCTCGCTATAGGAGGTCGTGTGGATACTCTGCAATTTCTACGTGCGATCTGGCCGTCGAATGGGTACTACCTCATTCTGATCCCCACGCAGTTCAAGGACCGCGCCACTGGGGAAGTACGGAAGTCGTTCAAACATTTCGCTTTCTCATCTATCGAGGAGGCTCACAACGCCGCGCTCAGTCTGGCCAATGATCGAGACAACCCAGTAGACGTGTACTTCGCCATGGCTACGGTCAAGGAAGACTTGACCCGCATGCGCAAGGAGGACCGCGACGCACTGGGCAAGAAAATCCGTGGGGTGCATCGCCAAACGCGCCACGACAATACCTGCGAGGTCAAGGCTTTCTGGCTGGACCTCGACGTCAAGGCGGACCCCAAGGCGTACGCCACTCCCGCCGAGGCAGCGTCTGAGCTGCGCGCGTTCTGCTCGGCCATGGGGCTGCCGCGCCCACTGGTGACGTCGTCCGGTGGCGGCCTGCACGTGTACTGGCCGCTGACCACACCGCTGGACCCGGACAAGTGGCAGCACTACGCCTCAATCCTCAAGCAGCTGACAGAGAGCTGGGGCCTGCGAGCGGACGCGTCACGCACCGCTGACCGAGCCAGCGTTCTCCGCCCGGTAGGTACGCACAACTGGAAGACTGGCACCCCGCGTACGGTGCAGGTCGTGGTGGAGAGCCAACCTGTACCCACGGACCAGTTCCTGCAGCGGCTGTCGTACCTCGTGGAAACGATGAACCTGCCGCCGGTACAGGTGCCGCGCCATCAGATGGTGGTCCCACAGGGCATGCCACTGGCTGGCACACCGCTGCAGGGTGCCGTCGACGCTGCGGCCATGAACGAGGCCGCCGCTGCCGGGGCTGGGTACGAGCCGGCTGACCCCCGTGAGGTGGTCGCCAAGTGCCCACAGCTGGCGTGGCAGGCGACCCACCAAGCGGAAGTCGACGAGCCGCTGTGGTACGCCATGATCGGCTGTCTGCGCCACGCCAAGGACGGCGCGAAGGCGGTCCACTTCATGTCACGCCAGAGCCCGGACTACGACGTCTTCGTCACGGACGCGAAAATTCGCCAGCATGAGGACGGCGGATTCCCGCCCACACTGTGCGCGACGTTCGAGCAGCACCGCCCGGGCGGCTGCGATGGTTGCCCATTCAAGGGCAAGATAAAGACGCCGCTGCAGGTGGTGCGCAAGCTGGAGCAGGTGGCCCCGCCCACCGTGCAACTGACCGTGGCCCCCGGCGTGACGCAGTCGGTCGCTCTGCCGCCCCCGCCCCCACCTTACAAGCGGGTGATCAACCCGATGACCGGCACCGCCCGAATCGCTATGACCATCGGCGACAAGGACGGGGTGGAGGAGGACGTCGTGTTATACGAGTACGACCTGTACCCGTCGCGGCTGGTGTTCGACGAGCGGGAGAACCGCTACAACGTGGTGGTACATCGCTGGTTGCCACAGGATGGGTGGAGTGAGTTCGACCTACCCACAGGCAGCCTATACGACCGCCGCCATTTGGCAGTAACCCTCGGGAACATCGGTGTTATGCCGGACCTTGGACATGTGGAGAATATCGTGTCGTACCTTGTCGCATACATCCGCGACCTGCAGAAAGTGGCTGCAGCGTCGACGATCTACGCACAGCTGGGGTGGCGTCCGGAGCTGGACAAGTTCATCCTGCCCGACCGTGCCATCACGGCTTCCGCCACTACGACCCACGCCGTGAGCCGCAACATCGCCAACGCCCTCAGCTGGGCCGAGCCTCGGGGCGATCTGGAAGTGTGGAAACAGATCGTGGCCACGTACGAGCGCCCCGGCATGGAGGCCCACCAGTTCGGCTTCGGTGTGGGGTTCGGCTCGCCGCTGTTCACGTTCACGAACTTCGGCGGCATGCTGGTCTCCATGATCGGCGAGCGGGGCGCGGGCAAGTCGTCGGCGGCTATGTCTGCCAACTCGATCTATGGCCACCCGAAGATGGGCTGGGCTGATCGGGAGAACGACACCGCCCGGGCGTTCGTCCAGAAGCTGGGCGTCTTGAACAACCTGCCGGCCACGTACGACGAACACACCAACCTCGACGGGGACATGGTGTCGGACCTGTGCTACATGGTGTCGAAGGGTCAGGGCCGCCAGCGGCTGATGCAGAACGGCGAGGTCGCGCAGAACCACGGCAACTGGCAGTTGATGATGCTGATGACTGGCAACCGCTCCCTGAATGCCCGGCTGGCCACGGTCAAGGCAGACGCCTCGGCGGAGTCGGCGCGGGTCTTTGAGTACCACGTGCCGGCGAACACCCTGACCAAGGCTGAAGCCGACCTCAACTGGGGCCCGGGCGGTCGTATCTTCGACCACTTCGGGGTCGCCGCCGAGCCGTACCTGCGCCACCTGATCCAGAATCAGGAGTGGGCCAAGGACCGCGTGCGCCACTGGGTGCAGGAGGTGGACCGTGCGGCGCAGGTGAGCAGCGGCGAGCGGTTCTGGTCCGCAGGGGTGGCGTGCGTCCTGACCGGCTTCGAGCTGGCCAACCAGTGCGGCCTGACCAACGCGGACATTGACCGGCTGTTCCGGTTCGCCGTTCGTGTTATCCATGGCATGCGCGCCGAGGTCGAAGAAAACACCCGTACACCGGTGGGTCTGGTGTCCGAGTACATTAACTCGAACCTGCGCAGCATGATCATCCTGACCAGCGACGCGAACCAAGCAGGTCTGGCTCAGGTGCAGCATGCGCCCTCCAGCGACCGGTTGCGGATCAGGCTGGAGCGCCACTCCGGTCGCCTATTCATTGACCGCGCGGATTTCCGTAGGTTCTGCGCCGCTCAGCAGGTCGACCCGAACGTCGTGCAGCGCGAGCTGCTGGCGTCCGGCGTACTGCGTAGCAAGGACATTCGGATCGTGTTGGGTAGGGACACGCCCTTCCGCACGGCGCAGACGATATGCTGGCTGCTGGACGGCAACGCGCCTGCACTGGCAGGGGTCGGCGACCTCAACGCAGTACCGTCCGCGCAGGCGCAACCGGCGCAGGTGGCCGCGCCATGAGGATGACACACCACGCATGGTGGAGGTGGCAGCAACGCCACCCCCACCTCGACCTTAGACGAGAGTTGGCCGCCGCGCGGCGACCTTCCAAGCGGCTCAACCAGTTGCTGGCCGTGTCGTCGCTGCGGGTGCCCAAGGAGGAGCGACTACCGCGCCGCTACCTGATAACGGACAACGACGTGGTATTCGTGCTGGGGGTGGAGGACGTCATCATCACGGTGATGCGTCTGAGTGAGGCCAAGCGCCGGGCCCGCCGCCTCCGCAGGGAGATGAAGCGACGGGCCAGCGGCTAGAGGGTTTCCCGGGACCGGAGGTGGCGTGTCCAGAAGGCGACAGGTTCGACGTCTGGTACGTCCCCCCGGGACGGGTAAGAAGGCGTGGCAGTCCACCCGAAGATCGCATCCAGTCGATCCTCCATCTCCTCCATACCGACTTCTTCCCACGTGGGGCTGGGTGTCAGCTGCTTGTCAGGCACCTTCACCACAACGTGTTTGAATGTGCCGTACTCTGAGGGGTCCTCGACCTCGACCTCGACCTCGTAACCCTCGGCAGTGGCGTACGCGGCAGCGACGAAGTACTGCCGCGCGACCTCCCCCTCCTCCCCATACCACCCTGCGCGAAGTGTGGTTTCGGTCCAGTTCACGGCGGAGTGGATGCCTCCGAGGTACTGCATGGCGACCGCAGTGGGGGCCGCAGTCACCTTCGCTTCGGACGACTGGTCGGTGTAGGAGTCCGCCACCCCCTCCCTCACACTGGTGAACGGCACGGGCGCAGGGCGGTAGCGGACGTCCGGGGTGGTGTAGTAGACCTCGATCATATCGGGTTGCCTCCGTTGCAAAGGAAGAATCCGTTGGACGTGTGGACGACACCAAGCCCCGCATGCGCGACGGTGTTCTCGTACACCACGTACCCTTCGGGGGTGCGCACGTGTACCTGATCAGCTTGCGCGGCCACCAGCGTGGGCGCGTCGTTCTCGTCCCAGAACACGTCGAAGAACCGCACCCACCCCGCATCATCTACGGTGAACTCCAAGTGCACCGTGGGGGGTTCCGGGTTTTGTCCGTATGGCACGGGCTGCGCACGGTGCAGCCGCACGACACCTACACCTCCGCCGGGGTACTCGGGTGTGAGCGTCACCCAGTACAGACCGCCGTCTGGACCCATCTTGGTGTGCGCCTGCGGCTGATCCTCGTACGACGGGCCGCGCACCAGCCGCAGGCGTTCTTCCCCGTCAGCCGCCTTGTGGTACAGCCACTGGAACGTGTCATCTACGTCGGGCGGATTGAACTCCGGGTCGTAGGTAACACTCGGGTGGTTCGGCATGAATGGGCCCCACCGGCCCACCGCGTAGGGCACCAGCGCGTGGCGGGAGGTAGGCGTCACAGGCCCCTTCTCTGGGATGGGCACAGCCACTACCACCACGTCGTTGGTCACGCTCCCCGCGTCGTCTATCGAGTACCCTACCGGGTTGAGGCTGCCCCAGTCCATCTCCCCCGCCACGAGGGTGAAGGTGGTCGGGGGACACAAACCGCTGAGCATAAGCATCTGCACCTCGACGGTGTACGTCTCGCCGTCCACGAACGGCGTGGTGTACACGGGGTCTTCGCCGAGGACTAGCGTGGGACCCCCGTCGATGCGGACGTGTATTTCGAGTGTCTTGTGGTACGTGTCCACCCCTACAGACAGCTTCCCGTCCGAGAACGTCACTATGCTGGTCAACTTCGCCGTGTTCATAAGCTACCTCCGGCTGGAGCGAAAACGTTGCCGCAATAATACACTCCGCCGGGCGACCCGATGTTCACCAACTGTTCCCACGTCTCGCCAGAGTCGTAGCTGACCCACGTGCCGCCGAACTCGATGCCCGGGTGGTCCGCGTGTTGCGCCGGGCCGCCCCGCGTGGCCAAGACGGTGGCCTTGCGGATGGACCCGTCTTCCAACTCCACCTCTGGGACCAAGCACACGGGCTGCCCCACGGCGGCAGGGTAGGTGACGTAGGCCCGAATTGTAGGGTCGATGACGCCCCCCAGCTGCACAGACAGGTTCTTGCGGTCGAAGATCGCTACGCCCCAGTCGCCACTGGCGAACGTCGAGGTGCCGACCGTGGTGCTGACATAGAACAGGTACTTGCCGTTACCGATGTAGCACACGCGGCGGTCACCAGCCCCAATGGCCCCCCAGTGGTTTGCTTCCAGCCGCCCCGTGGTGAAGTACGAACCAGTTATCCCCGCCACGCAGGGGTAGAACGGCACTGTCGTGCTGAATATGACCTCTGCCCCGCCCTCGGTGGCGCAGATCACATCGAACCCGCATGGGCCTCCCCTGAACGGTGTAGAGAGTACGGGCGCTATGACCTCCACGCCGTCCGTGGCCACGCCTGTAGGGCAGCGCATGTCGTGTGGTTGGCGAGCCGGGAACGCATTGAGTACTGTAACCGTGCGGAGCTTGGTCCCGTCGCGGGCGATCCAGTGCAGGTCGACAGAGGAGTAGCGGTTGATAGGCCCGTCTTCCGACTCGGGGGCGCTGATCTGGAACGGGTCGAGAATGACTACCGTGCCCGAATCCAGCAGTGCCCCACCCCCGCGCAGGTGGGCGTTGTAAGCGTACATAGACTCGCCGTCGGCCCAAGGTCTACGCAGCGGGTTAGGGTCCGTGGAGGTGTCAACCATGAATTGGTTGAGGACCGTGGCTTCCCGGTTCTTCACTTCTATCGTGGCCACCCACAACCCTTTGGCCCCGTAGCGGTCGGAGTCGCTCAACATGTCTACCACCGCTGAGGCCCACATCACCACGCGGTACACCAGCTGGCCCTCGTCGTCCCTGCGGTACTCCACGACGAAGTCATGCCACGGGGACTGGGCCTCGTGGAA